TTGGATGCAGTGAGTAGGTCTCGCGCTGCCGAAGAGAAAGATGCTAGTTTTATAGGACTTGAAGTTATTTGCACACGGGTACCTGCCGTTAGTAATATTTCATTATCTGAAACAATTTCAGGAGTGCCCGATCCCTGCGTTGTTAGATTACCTGTTAACAGTAGATTAGCTACAGAGAGAGACGCAGTAGTCAACAAATTGCTGACTGTTAAATCGTTCTCTACTGTGAGATCTGATTGCATGACCACAGCAGGAGTAAAAGTTATAGCTGACGAATCAGTAGAATCTATAGTTGTTGTTGAAAATGTAACGTTACCTGTGGTGCCGCCTCCTGTAATTGTTATGGTGCCGTCGGCATTACTCGATGTGGTGACTCCGCCTGCTCCTATGAATTTAATTAAATTACCCGAAGAAATCGTTCGCTGAGTAGAATCGTCAGCAGCTACATTTAAACTAAACTGTTCAATAGGTAGAGATGATAATGCATTATTAACGTAAGAAATCGTAGCGTAATTAGGCAATGCGGACAGATCAGGAACATTAATTAAATCATTGTAATCGCCAGAAGTTGCTACCGGAGATAGCGATGCTGTAGTGGCCAGTCCTGAAATGTCAGGATAAGGAAACGCTGGTTGTATCCATTGTTCAGAATTCCCGTCGTCGTAATAGACGTACAAGCTACCGGTGTTAGTATCTAACCACAGACTACCTTGATTTGGAGAGTCTGGTACGGTGCTGGCTACAGATACAGATACTCCACCTGAGCCCGACCCCGATCCCGGATCTGCTACAGCTATAGAATTACCCATGGCTGTGTGATTCCAACACCAATAATACAAGGTGCTAGGAGTTGAATTTGTTACAGTTATCCATACCTGTCTAGAGGTAGCTGTGTTGAATGCTGAACTTCGATATACTGTCTGAGAAACTGATGCTCCATCAAGCAAATAACGCACATCAGTCAAGTAGCTGGTACCGCCACCGGTTTCTCCGCTGAGATTATCTGCGGAAAAATTCAAAGGATGCGGATTGGGAGTAGTTCCGTTGGCATTGGGGAAGTAAACATTGGTCTGATTATCCTGTACAAACACATAGGTGTAACCAACTACAAAGTTCGGTATAGCACGGTAAACGCCGTTTAGGTTGTATTTGTTTCCTGAATCTGCACCTTGCGGCCCAGTGATTGTTACATTATACACGACCGTAGCCAATTTAGAATCTACAGATTTAGCACGAAACGAGGCAGCAGTTATATTGGTTAAATTACTCTTTGCTAGTGAAATACCACCTTGATTTTGTCCACTATACAACCGAAGAGTATTATTATCTCTATCATAAAAAATTTCACCAGACTGTCCGGTTGTTCTATCCAAGAATTCACTGTCTCTAGGAATTATTCGTAGGATTTTTAAAGGCACTGTCATAAGGATTCCATTTTATTATCGTGTATTTATCTAAAAAATATCTGACTAAATTAGACGATTTTTATCAGTAGTAGGAATTATTTTTGAATACTACCAAGTGTAAAATATTGGGTATGTGTAAAATTCACAAAATTCGCGGATAAAATAATTCGATCTTGCATGCTATCACTCTTTTCAGATTTATGCATCATCCATCCCGGAAAAAACAAAATGTCTCCTTGTTTTACTGGTATTGAATAATATTCCTCCAAAGATCTAGTTTCATGTAAGTTTTTGAAATCATAATACGGATCTCGAAATTGAGTAAATCCTGATTGAATCGGCAAAGAAATATATGCAACACAGCTCAGCGAGCTAAATCCATGATTGTGCGCAATGGTCTCGCCGTTACGCCCGTGTCGATTTATCCAACTATTACCTATATAAAATTGATTGCTGGTATCTAGGTTCCATTGTTTTATTATATGATTACTATTTTCTTCCATCCACCCGAAGAAATCTAAAAAGGCGGCGTGTTTATGCGGTGCATTATTTTGATTAGCAACTGTGCTTTGGGCGTCACCAACTTCTAGGTTGGTGTTCGAATCTGTAGCAGCCTGTAACATTTCATAGGCAGCTGCGAGATGTGTATCTGTAAATTTAAAATGATCGCGAAAAATTACTGGCGGAAAAGGAGATACTGGGCTAAGACTCATAGATATAATTGTGTCAATGGCAATCCGTTGATTTTTCCCTTAACAAAAGTGTTAAAGCTTAGAGTAATTCTAGGTTCACTTCCGTGATAGAGTTCTACTAAATGTTCTATGTTAGAAGGAAAAATTATAATGTTGCCAGCAGTTGATTGAAAAGACCAACTTTTTGAATTGTATATCGTTGCATCGACCACTTGAAATTCTAAAGTATCATACTGACTAGTTATTAATTTTAAGCGTCCAGAATTAGCATCACCAGATAACGTTACCACACCCGATAATATCGAATTTGGATGCCAGTGTCTATGATGACTTTGGCCTGCTTCGGTTTTATTTAGCCATGATTCTGTAATATAAATTTCAGTGTCTGTGGATACTTGCATGACACCGTAAAAATAATCAGCAAGTTTGTTTCCTATCTCGTCTAGCATGTCCTTGAAAGGCTCTGTGCTTAAAATATTCTGACTTTCACTGATCCAATTTTGATAGTTTCTTGCCCACTTTATAGATGATAAGTCGACGTCTACACTTGTTATTTTAGATGTCAATATAGGTTTTGAAAAGAGGGGTATTAGTTCGTCATGATTCATGTTAAGGCACCAAGTAATATGATATATAGTATTAGTGAATAATTTAAGTGGGATTTATGAATATACAAAAAGACATAGCAACTTGGGATAATTTAGTAGATGCAGATACCTGCAATGACATTATAGCAAGGTATCATGCTTTAGAAACACTGCAATTATCATTTCCGAGATTTGAATCAGCAAGTCATATAAAACAAGATAGAGCAGTGTTTGTGTTATCTGATGACTCGATGAGATTAACTCCAGATGTTTCAATACTACATCCGTTCTTGAAAAAATTCTGGGTCTGCTGGGAATCTTATCTAAGACATTATAGTGTGCTAGCAGAAACAGGTAAGCATTTTGTAAGATCGATGAAAATACAAAAAACACTTCCTACTGAAGGATATCATATTTGGCATTTTGAATCTGATAGTATCGAAAGGTCATCACGAATAGCTGCTTGGTCTTTATATCTTAACACAGTAGAAGAAGGCGGTGAAACGGAATTCTTGTATCAAAGTATCAGACTGCCTGCCACAGTCGGCACATTAGCTATATGGCCGGCTACCTATACACATGTGCATAGAGGAAACCCTCCGCTATCAGGAGAAAAATATATACTTACAGGCTGGATTGAGTGGTAAATGGAAGTAATAAATCTATTTCCTATTGAGTTTTTTAGATTCACTAATGACCAGTTCCAATCTTTAGCGATCGTTGAACACATTCGGTCGTTGGGTGTTGCTCCTAAACTTAGCAGCAATTTGAGTTACCAGATTCCGCTGCATCGAGATCAAAAACTTGCCGATCTGTTTAACTGGTTTCATGCTTGCCTGGAACAAATTAGAGTTACACAAAAATACGACTGCGATAAATTTAGTATTAGCTCTAGTTGGTATAATCAAAGTTTGAAAAATCAAGGCATGCATCAAACATTTCACAAACATACCAATAGTTTTTTCAGTGGCATCTATTATCTATCCGAGGGGTCTCCTACAGTATTTGAAGATCCAGTTACACAGAGATCTATGACACAGTTAGAGGTGTTAAGAAAGGACTATTCGCCATTTGAAAGAACCATGGCAGTACCAGGAAGTTTAATTATTTTTCCTAGTTTTGTTTTTCATCATTCACCGCCCCACGTAGAAAACTTTGATAGACACATTATTAGTTTTAATGTTTTGCCCACCGGAAAAATTAATGCAAGTGCCGATGCCGACGCATCTATAATTTTAAATTTAAAATGATTAAATCTCTAGGAATACTAGGAGCAGGAAACGCAGGGTTAATATCAGCATTGATGCTTAGAGCATGTTTTACTGATTTGCCGGTCACTGTGATTAAATCTAATAAAATTGGGGCTATCGGTGTAGGTGAAGGATCAAACGAGCACTGGGAAGATTTTTCAAAACTCACCGGTATATCTGTAAATGACATAATTGCAAATGCTGGCGCAACATTTAAACACGGAATAAAATTTGTAAACTGGAAAAATGGCAAGGATACATTTTATCATAGCCTACCCGAATGGTTTGTCTCCCAAGATTCCTATACTGGCTTGCCGTTTACTCTTATGAATTTTGTGGCCAACGATATATCACCTGAAAAAATTGTGTTTGATTTAGCGTTGGAAGGAAAGATTGCCAGCCCACTAGGAGCAGGAGTAGGACAATTTCATTTTGACACGTTTAAACTAAATGCTTTTCTAGAAAAATTATGTGTCGACCGAAATATAAAAATCATAGAAGACACAGTTGTTAGGGTTGAATTGGACGAATTGGGAAATGTAGATACTCTTGTAGGCGAAACATACAAGCATCAATTTGAATTTTACATTGATACCACAGGATTTGAAAGAGTCATACACAAGCAGCTGGGTAGTAAATGGATATCGTATCAAAAACATTTACCTACAAACTCAGCAATAGCATTTCCTTCACCGTTGGATAAAAAAATAAGCACGTTTACTACTGCCACTGCTAGACAGCATGGCTGGAGTTGGCAAGCGCCTGTACAAGAAAGATACGGTAACGGATATGTTTTTAACACTAACTTTGCTGACGTTGACACTGTGCTCGACGAACTACAAATAGAATACAACGATAAAATTAAAATAGCAAAAGTAATTGATTTTACTCCTGGTAAAGTAGATAAATTTTGGATTAAAAATTGTGTGGCTGTTGGATTGTCCGGAAGTTTTATCGAACCCTTAGAAGCTAGTAGCATAGGTGCCACTATAGAACAAATAAAATGTCTAGCCAGTTCTCTAGTATGTTGGTCAAAAGAAGACCAATTTATAGAAAGAAAATATAACAAAACGTTTGATCGTGTCTACGAGAACATTTTAGACTTTGTGCAATTGCACTATCTGGGACAGCGAACAGACACCGAGTTTTGGCGCTGGTGCAAGAATGATATGGTACTAACCGATTTCAATCGCGAAACCATTGACTACTTTAAAGATAACTTTGTGAGCTGGAATTTCTTTCATGAAAACAATTATGAATTGTTTGATGAGTTAGATTGGATCCAGGTAATGCATGGGCTAGGAATGTTTAATATTCCAAAAATAAAAGAAAAATATTTAAGTAATTTTCAGGTCTGGCAAACTGTCACGGAAAACGAACTAAGTAGAGTACCGTCAGAAAAAAATTGGGAATTTCTTTCTCACGAAAAAACTATAGAACTTATTAAACAACAATATAAATGATAAACTCGATATGTATTCTAGGTGGCGGAACCAGCGGACTCATTGCTGCGCTAATGATTCGCAAAGCATATCCTAACTTTAAAATTACCATAATTGAATCATCAAACATTGGTATAATTGGTGTGGGCGAAGGCACCACTGAGCATTGGAGATTTTTTGTAGAATACTGTGAAATTTCTCTTCATGAACTATTTGAACAAACAGGCGCTACATTCAAAATTGGAATAAAGTTTACCAATTGGCACGGAGATGGTACTCATTATTTTCACAGTCTATTAGAAGACTTTGCAGGAGTTGATCCAAAAAGCGATATACCTTACACATGGTATAGAATGATTGGCGAGAAATGGGATCCGCTACACACACTAGGGGATGGTAGTCAAAAATCAAGACACTACGAGCCCTTGCACGAAAACATAAATCAGTTTCATTTTGATACTACAAAGTTGAATACATTTCTGCATAATAAATGCGCTGAACGAAACATCACAGTAATCGATACCACAATAAAAGAAGTAAACCTAGACGAAACTGGATATGTTGAAAGTCTTGTTGACTCCACTGATTGTATCCATGCCTATGATTTTTATATTGATTGTTCTGGATTCAAAAGAGTTATTGGAGATAAGTTAGGATTAAACTGGATTAACAAGAGCGAGTTCCTACCGATGAACAGTGCTGTAGCATTTCAAACTCCGTATCAAGAGGACATTCCGTCATATACAGAAGCCACAGCACTAAGCAGTGGATGGAGTTGGCGAATTCCCACTCAGGATAGATTTGGCAATGGCTATGTCTACTGCGATCGCTTTATCGACGACAATGCAGCGGTTTTAGAAATTAAAGAACACTACGAAAAACATCTATCAATTAGTGATATTTCGATAGGAAAAAAGTTTAAATTTTCAGCAGGACATGTTGATAAGTTTTGGGCTAAAAATTGTGCAGTAATTGGTCTCAGTAGTATATTTGTAGAACCGCTAGAAGCCAGTAGCATAGGTACAACAATACAGCAGTGTGCTAATTTAATAGTTACGATAAAACATTATACAAAAGGCGAGGAGTCTACTGCTAGACAATACAATAAACTAATGACTCAAATTGCTGATAACATTGTTGATTTTATACAACTACACTATTTTACACAACGCAATGACACCGAGTTCTGGCGCTGGTGTAAACACTCTTTAAAAATTACAGACTTTAACCAAGAAAATTTAGATTACTTTAAAAAAAATAATGTAGACAATAATTTTTTTAGAGAACCGTTGTTGTTGTTCAAGACTCTAAACTTTATGCAGGTAATGCACGGGCTACGACAAATTGATCATACACATTCTTTAGATGTATACAACAGTCATTGTAGAGAAAAATATGACAAAGACATTGAAAAGATGTTGATTTTAAACAGTGATTTGACACAGTCTATACAGCATCGCGAATGCCTTGAGATATTGAAAAAACGTGTGCCGGTGATACAATATAAATTTTAATAGGACGTTATGAAAAAAATAGTTGTGTTAGGAGGTGGTACTGCTGGGTGGGTGACTGCACTATACATTCAGAGATATTGGCCCAAGGCGGACATCACCGTCGTTGAAGATCCCAATCGTCCCCCAATCATCGCAGGTGAAAGCGGGAATACACTGTTCACTGATTTCTTAAATAGAATTAATGTAAATCGAGACGATTTTATAAAAGCAACTAATGCAACGCCTAAGCTAGGTGGCAGATTTGTCGATTGGAATGGGGTTGGTACAGAATTTTTACATGTCATGCAGACTGATCACTCCCCGTGGTTGGACCACTGGAATAAATTCCTAGACAATGCTCCTACTCTTGATATTGTGTTAAATCAAGTGTTTGCTGAAAAAATACGTAATATATATTTAAAAACAGTGCTAGCCAATGATGTTCCATTGCATCACATGTTCCATTCTGGCGAATTCATAAGACAAAACAAAGTGCCATTTGGCAGCTATTGTCAATTGCCATGCCATCCTATGTGGCACTTTGATAGTAGAGCTGCTGCATTGTGGTTTAAAGATATAGGTCTAAAACGCAATCTAAAAGTTGTGTTGGGAGAGTATATAGGAGCCGAGAGTGATACTACTACAGGTAATGTTAATAAAATTATTTTAAAAGATGGTAGACATATCGAAGGGGATTGGTTTTTTGATTGCTCTGGATTTGCCAGACTGCTTATTAATAAATTTTTAAAAGTTGAACAAACAGACCTTAGTCAAGTTTTTCCTGCTAGAAGTGTAGTAGCTTGGTGGCATCCTGATCCTACTCCGTCTTTAACTACTAATGCATTTGCTATGCCGCACGGATGGTCGTGGAATATAAATCTACGCCATAGATCAGGAAACGGATATATCTTTGATCCAGACTGTATTACATTAGATCAAGCCATCGACGAAGCATCAAAAAGGTTTGATAAAAAAATAGAACCCGTGGCTAATTTTACCTATACTCCAGGCATAGCAAAACAGCATTGGAAAAATAACGTAATAGCCGTTGGCTTGAGTTCGGGATTTCTTGAACCGTTAGAGGCTAATGGCGTAGCAGTAATTATAGAAGCCATGTATGCATTATCGGATAACTGGGATCCAGAAAAAACAGTAAAAGAACAATCAATTCAATCTGAAAGATTTAATCACAGAATGTTTGTGATTTACAATGATATTAAAGATTTTCTAGCACTGCATTACAGAGGTAACCGTAACGACAGTGAATATTGGAAAAAACTAAAAGATCCGCAAACTATTCCAGACTCGTTAAAAACTAAGCTACAAGCATGGGAAGATTTTTACTACAGAGACGGTACTGAGCCGCATTGTTTGGGCTATTCGGAAGCTGCTTGGTTGATGGTGTTACAAGGGCTAGGCTACTTTGATAACAAAATATTGCATGATAGACCGTTCGTACAAAGCAACAAAGCTTCGGGGTTAGACATCATAAATAAGAGTAGAACATATTACAAGCAATTGGTTGATCCATTTTATACGCTAGACGAATGGATGGAAAAATCAGCGATTACTAACAAGGAGTATTAAATGTCAGACACATTAAAAACATATGAAATTTTTTTAAGGGAGTCTACGACTTCACTTAAAATTGAAAGACACACCTGTCAAGCTGCAACTATCAAAGAAGCTCGGGAAATTTTTGAACAAGAATACGGAAACGGGCGCACAGTTGCAGGGCCAAGTTTGGTAAAAACAGCCGATTAACGTTTGGCAGAAAGTTTGTCTCTAGCCATTACTTGTTCTACTTCCGACTTAACTGCAGGGCCGACATAGTCATAGGGTAATCCTAGACTCGGCCTTGTATCCCATTTTAACCAAGAAGCCGGCCCATCAACTCTTACGTACTGTAAAAAACACTGTATTTGTTTTCGACCAGTGAATTCATTACGCCAATGTTCTTGAGAGTTGCCTTGATAGATAACAATATCCCCTTGATCAAGATTTATTTCATGTGTAGTGCCCTGCTCTGATTTGATAAAAAGAGGCCAATCTTTTGGGTCTTTTTCTATACACACACTTACACTTATTTCGCTGCTTGATCGATCAAAATGAGGATCTAATCTACTGCCTGTATAATAAATTCTAGCATACGAATACACAGGATATAATTTTTCACCTATAGCTTTTTCTACCACAGGTAATAGATAAACAGACAGTGCCTCAAAACACAGTGGGGCATATCTCGCAAATGAATTAGGCGATAGGTCGGACATGTCCATGCCAGGATATATTGTCTTGCAGCAGGATTCCTGCATTTCATACTGTATGGCACACAGTCTGCATATCTCAGCAGGAACAGCACCAGGTAAAAGTTGATAGTCTTGTTGCATCATAATGGTATAAATGATGCGTTGTTCCAAGGAAGGTGTGTATTTTTAACAAAGCCATGATTGTTAGTTGACATTATATCAAACCCTAGAGTAATTCGTTTTCCTTCATATGCCTCTAGAGCAACTACCTTGTGCGATCGATAACCGGGACCAAAATATATCTGCCCTGCTTTATTGTCTATTCTATAATCTTTAAAATCTGTGTAGGTGTTCTTTGGATCAATTGATATGTATCCGTGATAGTCAAATGCGTGTCCGTGCCAGTCTAATCGGTCTAGCTCTTCATATGACATGTAGTTTACCCATGATTGTATCCATAATTCGTTATCAGTTCCCAGCTGCTGTGTTATTACACTCTGCAGTTCTTTGAATACGTTGTAAAATACACTTGACGGTCCAGCTAGACTAAAAATATTATATCTATCATAGGACCATGTAGAATCAGTACCAGGAAACAATTTTTCAAATGTTTGATGCGCCAACTCTGTATGCATAATAATATCTGAAATATTATTTTGAATATACTCAGATTGATATATGAAGTAGTCACTCATATTTACGGAATTATAACATTTTCAAAATTCATATTGATAACGCTTCTACATTTGTTCATCGTGGGCCATGAAGAAGTGTGATAATATTTTCCTTCAAATATCAACACTTTTCCTTTTTTTGGAGTAACTCGTCGTTTAATCGTAAATTTTCCAGACAGCGATTTATCGATATCTGTTTGTCCACTGTTGTAAGTATCATTGGTTTCGTTAAAAATAACTGTGTCACCGTCGCTGTCATTTACATAATAAATTGCTACCCAGTGAGGGCGCCACGTGTCTATGTGCGGAAGATGATGTTCTAAAGTAGATTGTGAATTATTCAGCGTAAGATTAGCTCGCATACGCACAAGATTGTTTACCGTAAAGCATGGATTACTTGTGATACTAAGAACTAACGGATACACAGATTCAAAATATGCAGACGGTGTGCTGGCCTCTAGAAACAGATGATTGAACCCTTGATGATTATCTGCTCGTTGTAAGAACGGCAGATCGGGACTGACTAAATTGGGATTATAAAACCAAGGAAAATTTGACCCCAACATAATTTTTTCAATATGATTTTGATAGTCTACAGGAATTATGTTTTCAATTTCAAAAATGTTATCACTCATACCGCTACCCCAAAAAAAACTATAGTAAGTCTACCGCTTTCGAGATCTGTACCGAATGCCCCCGCAGGAGCGTGCCAGTGGGCTGGATCAAAGATTATCATTCTGTTATATGTGTTTTCTACTGTTAGAGTTTCTACTAATTCTTCTTTTTGATTTTTATTGAAAAACACTGTGCCAGTGCTCATAGGTGCATGTTCATTTAAATAAACGATGCCTGCTACATTATAAAATGGCTCATCTTGGTGTGTAACGTTTAACGATTCATCTAAAACTGTGTATGCAAATTGTATTTTTAATCTTTGAAAATTGTTCTTCCCGTTAACATGCGGAACAATCTTTTCTGCAAACGAATGAAAAATGCTGTCGCTTAATTCATCTAAAGTTTTGCTTTTTTTACCGGGATACCCTGATTGATCTTTAGTGTATTCCTGCTGTAGTGCAAATGATCTCCATAGCCCCGGGCCTTCTAAAAAATTATCTATAATTTTTAATTGTTGTTTTGTATTAGATATCACAATTACCTTACCTTAAAAAAGAATACATTTGTTAATCTAGTGTCTTCTTTAGTCTTACCAAAAAAATTGTCTGCACTATGCCAGTTTCGTGTGTCAAAAATAACACATCTATTATACACATTTCCTATTCGTATAGTAGGAGTAAAATGTGATCGTTGTTCTTGTCGGTATTTTATAAATTTACTTCTATCTTCTTCTGCAGAAAATACATCTTCCATAAAAATCTTAGTGTACTTTTCACCGTTGAAGTCTGTGCTATCTGAATAAAGTGTAGTACCTGATTCGGTTGGTGCATTTGGAGACAGGTAAACTAGTCCTGCAATATTTAATTTTGGATCGTCGTCGTGAACCCAGCCGGTGCCCCAGGTTTCGTCAATAAGCTGAAACCCAGTTTGCATATCATATATTTCTTGAATTCCATAGTCTTTTACTACTTGAAAGATCTTTCTAATAATTAGATTATATAATTCTTTATTGGAATTATGCAATAACTCAGTGCGCAGACCGGGCCATGTTCCTCGTTCACCTTTAAAAAATTCTTGTTGTAATGCCCATGCCCTTACTAGATCTGGAGACTCGTAAAAATTATCTAATACCACGGTTGGAAAATACGGATGCAGGTGTCTATTTTTTAAGTCAAGACTATTAATCATCGCACGACTGTTGTGTTCTTCTTGTAGATATTTTTCTATAATTTCTTTCATTTTAATTCAGCTGAAAAATTTATTGTACATGCTATTCGTTTGTTAAAAACTTTTGGGCAGGTGCTTGCATGATAATGAAGACCGTCAAATACTACAACTTTACCTTTTTTTGGTTCTGCTTTATGTAGTGGGTAATACTTTTCGGCTGCTTCAGTTTCTCTAAAAATTACCGTAGAGCCGTCACAATCATTTAGATAATATACCGCAGTCCAGTGCGGAGTTTCCATGTCTCTATGCACCGTGTTATACTGATACGGACTTCCTGCAAATGCATATTTCGTATTGAGTAGAAAACCCAATCGTATTCTGTGAACTATTTGCAATTCCATGTTGGCCTGCGTTACTATGGCATTAACCAATGGCGTAAAAAAATCAGCATACGGATTTTGAGCATGACTTGGATGATACACCAGGTGCCCAAAGGCTGGAGTAGATGATGTTTTATCAGTGGCTTTTTCGTTTGTGGTATCTTCCATAAAATGCCAAGGAAATTCAATATCAGTAACTAGATTATAAATCTTATCTTGATATTCCTGATCTATAACATTATTGATTTCTAAAGGTTTAAACATTGTCTCTCCGATTTACAAATTTACTTATTACAATATGTGACAACGGCTACGGTAAATTGGCGTGTTAGCGGTGCTTACATCATTTACAAAAAAAACTAGAGTAAGTCTTTCCTCATCATTTTCGCCGTGATAATCTTGAGCGGAATGAATGATGTGGGAATCAAAAGTTACCATTCTATTATATTTTGCATTTATAATCACGCTGTCATTAAATTCATTATTATTACGTTGTCTAGATAACTCAACATCTTCCTCGGATGCTAAATTTTTATAAAAATTTGTTTTTTCTGTCTGCTTATCATTCAATCTTGAATTGGACCAAAGAGATCTTTTATCTAGCAATACTGTTCCGCTATTTGGTGCGGGAGTTGGATTCAAATACACTATTCCTGTAATTATCACTCCGATATCGTTGTGTGCCCAGCCTTTACCGTATTGTTTTCCGATCTTTTGAAATCGTGCATCAACAGTCCACCCTAGTTTTTCAACAGCAAAAAATAAAGAAAAATATTTTTTTGCAAAAAGATCAAAAATATCGTTGTCTATTAAGTGTAGCGATTTTGTTCTGGTTCCGGGCCAATGTCCGGTAGGGTCTGGTAAAAATTCTTGGGATAGTGCAAATTCACGCACAGCATCAGGGTCATCAAAAAAATTATCTACAACTGTTAGAGGAATTATATGCATCATTGTTTTCCTATACTATACCAATTTCTATCTGAGCTTTTGTTTGGTGGATCGCTAGGGTATTTTATCCAACAAGGTATACTAAGACTTATTCTTTTGGCGGTAGGGTAAGCTACATGATAACATCTCGAAGGAATATATAATGCATCGCCGGGCTCAAGTTCGACATCTATTGCTACTTGTAAGTCACTTTCATTGATTGTTTTATCGTATCGTTGATTATTTAATGTTCCAATTTGATAAAGATTAGAGATTCTATTATGAAACACTTTCCATCTAGTTTTTCCTTCAATTTGTATAATAAAATTCACAGGATAATCGTCATGAATTGGAAACGATCCGGCACCTTCTAACCCACAATATACATGCAATGCAGCATTTACATCAAACAGTTTTTCAAAGGTTTGAACTAACTTATTGGTGGTTTCGCTATATGAGGCGTAGTTCATTATTACCAGTCCGTGACCGCGATTAATTTTGTCAAATAGAAACCCTTTATCTTGAACTGGATGATCCCATACCCATGTTTTGTTGGCTTGAGGTATATCTATTTTCATATTTGAATCTTTATCAATTAATTCAAAATTAAAAATTTCGGGACGATTTAGGCAACTTTCTATATCAGCCCACGATGCAATAGAATTAAAATTTGAAATAAAGTTCTTAAAGAAATGCGGAGTGTCATTCTTTAGTAACTCAGTTTCACTTAAAATTTTTTGACCAATAAAGTCCATCTATTTTCCTCATAAGTTTTACATTAAACGAAATAGAAATTCTATCACTATTCGTTCCGTTTCTCTCAACACCGTGTGGCAGGTATCCGGGGAACATAATTAATTTCCCAACTTTTGGTTGGAATGACATAGCCGACGCACTAATTGGTGTGTAGTGTTTGATTGGAGCCTGCGATGCTACTATATAATCCTGTGAATAGCTCTTATAAAAATTAATAGGACCTTGCCCAGGTTCGGCTTTTACATAAAAAACTCCAGACACGAATGCATTATCGTGTATATGTACGGAATTAGTATGATTCTCTCCGTTTATATTCACCCACATATTCGGAATACCAAATATGCATTCATTTTCATCATACCCATAATCTCGAATACAATTTTCTACTTGATTTAATATTTTTTTATAAAGGTCTGCCAGTTCAGGATGGACGTCTGGTTCAAACTCCTGGGATTGCCATCCTCCTTGATTACTTAGAGTTCTACCAATAGGATCAGTGTCACGCAGTCTGTAACACAATTTTAATATCGAGTCGATCGCAATATCATCGGTATCCTCCCACCAAATTGGTGTCGGAAAATATAGTTCGTATCTCATACTTTAAAAAAGTCCTTAAAATATAAATTATTATTTGTTAAATGTGAAAAAGCAAAAGCGTGACTCCATCTAAATTCGACGTTCGATGAAATAAAAGGAGTATGACATATGTTGGCCTGGTACATCGATAATGTTTTTTCTTTAGTCGGAACACTTCCTAGATATTCAAAACCCCATTTAGCTAACTCAATGTCTGGTTCGTTAAACCATCCTATATTTTTTTTAGGAAATTCTGCCATAGCCCGCCATTCTTCATGCATTTTATGTGTTGGATCAATTTGAAAATCGTATATTAAATTTGTTACCTCTCCATGATACTTATAAATTTTTGTGCAACTGTCTTGGAGTTTGTGATCAGTAAACCATAAATTAGCCACCATTCCGTGCTCGTAATCCATATGGGGGATTCTCCAACAGCTAATCGGGTTTATGGAAGATTTGAAATAGACATTGCCCCATTCGTGTACTTGCGGTTCAAAAATCGGAGTGTTGACATGTTGCAAATAAAAATCTCTTACTAAGAGACATAGATCTTTGTGAACCCATTCGGGAACGTGTACAGTATCAAATGGATTAGGTTGCGTGGAACTGGCTAAACTGTTGCTTTTTTGAATAGGAAAACAATTTATAACGTTTTTAAATAATTCGAACCCATCATCAAGAAACGGATCGTCAACGATCCAATACCCTATGTTATATCCGAGATCTACAAATTCAAATTTCCAGTCCCTTAACGGCTTATATTTTATAGTTTGATTAAAACTATTAGCATCCGGATCGCATCTTTTAAATTCTATCATTGTATGTTAAATGTTATCACGTATCTACCTTCTGAGCTTAAATTAGGTTGTACACGGTGTTTTAAATATCCAGGAAAGATCAATACATCGTCAGTAGTTACTGGAACTTCTTGATAAAGATGTTGTTCGGGAAATATAGGCCAAGATGATTTATGATATTCTAGAGGATCTTTAAAAACTATATTTCCTGAATTAGCTGGACAAGTTAGATATGCTGAAACTACGAAAGTAGAATTGTTATGATTATGCTCAATGGTTTCTCCTAGATGATCGTGACGATTGATCCACGAGTTGGTGATTTTATAATCTGCAAATTGAAAGTTTAGATCCTTAGCTATTCCAAGAATAATGAGATCAAGCCAATCAATAAAATGCTGAAATTCGGGCCAATGGTGCGGTTGCATATTGCTATCGCAGCTAACGGTTGACCATGCAGCATTTTTTTCTAACAAACTATTTGTCTTAACCTGTGAAAACAAATAATTTATTTTAGGTTCAAGCAATTTCCAATCAAATGGATAGTGATATTTCCATATAGTTGGCTGAAATAAATTTATTGGGCCGTACGACTCTTGGTTAGGCAGACTGCTCATCACATATTTCGACTGCTAATTTTAATCCCATTAGGCAGCCTTCCATTTTCAGTACATCGCTTGATAGTTCTTGTCTTTTCGAAAAATCAATCGCAGTGATTCCGTATGGATTTAATTTAACATTTGCAAAATCTACCTCTAAGTCTTGCAATTCTTTTTGACATTTTGCATGTTCTAATTCGATCGCTTCCATCTTATCTAACAACGTTTGTTTGAGTGACATGAGTTATTTCCTTTTAGTGTAATTTTTTAAAATTTTAGACAATCTATTTAATCTGGCAGACAATGAATCAGTCTTCATCATAGCACAATTAGAAGCATATACCCATGCTCTTTCTCTAATCCAATCTGTAGCATCAGCTTCGTCAATAACTGTATCATATGCACTCATAGATAAGTCCTCTCTCTTCATTGGAATGATATGACACAGTGGTGTTCCTGCTTTTACTAGCGTTTCACCGTGTTGTTTTTTCCAAAATAATTGAATGTTTAAATTGTAACCATATCTACTGTCTAAAATCCCGGTGGCTGCAAAGAATCGATCTTCGTTGTTATAATGTACTGGCATCATGACAAATACTATATCGTCAGATGCTTCTATTCTCCACGGTGTTTCTATTTTTACAATAGAACTCAACACCTCTGATGGATCGTCTAATAAACACATAGTTTGATTTGGACCGTGCACCGCAGACACATATCGTGCGACATCGGGCGGATATTCTGGCCCGGTTTTGAATCTCCAAGGCTCTCGCCAATCATATGATATACCAGAATCGTGAATTTTTATTATAAAGTCAGCAGGTGCTGGAATTATCCAGCCCGCCGATGTAAGTTTTAATATTCCTGGACAATTTTTAGTCGACATCACGTTAGGGTCTTCCGGCCAATTTCGATATTTTCGATTTAACTGCTTGGAGGGATATATAGGAAATAAAGATGTGACGCCTGGTTCCATAGAGTAAAATCTTATCCACGGCTTTTTCTTCCAAATTTTACCAAATAGTTTTTTACACAGAATGCTCATCGACACCGCCATAAATATTTTCTTTCAAAAATTCGTAATGTGAAGGGCAGTTTTTGACATATTCAATTACATAGTCTTTATACTGTTCATACTTTCGTCTTGTAACATTTAACTCTTGAGTTTTTAATCCGGTCCAGTCTTTGTAGTAGATCATAGATCTAAGAGACTCGGGACGTATACCTTGACCTGCTGCAATGTACATAGCCCCTTGCATATCACTAGGATATACTTGATTGTTTGTAACATTCCCTATGAGGTTAGCAAACCCACCATGTGTGGCGATAAAATCATTCATCATATCCGGGGCATATTCGTTTATTTGTGTGCACCAACGCCAGTAGGGTGTGTCTGTTCGCATGCTAAAGGCATAGTGCATGGCAACGAAATCTTTAAAAGTTGTTACTTCTCTATCAACAGCTAAATTAAATCCATCTTTTTCAATTCTAGAAACGAATCCGTTTCTTCGAGTTAATATTTCTACTAGCTTTAAGATATTTTCATGCGTGGTAAGTAATCCAGTAGATTCAAGAGGTTCAACAAAACCATAACTTAGCCCTATGCCTACTACATTTTCTACCCATGCTCTTCGACGCTTACCGTGTGAAATATTCACCTGAAACATTTCTGCTTGTTCTGCAATTTCGGGGCTATGCTTCATAGCTAGGTGGGCACGGAATTCTTTTTGTGCATCTGCTGGTGTAACAAATCTAGTAGAAAATACGTATCCAGTACCAATCCTATTCCATAATGGAATATTCCAAACCCACCCGTTGTCTAGTGCGTGACAATCTGTGACATTGTGCATTTCTCTTTCTCTGTCAATATAGGGTAACCGACAAGCCCACGCCATATCGTTGGCAAGACTATTTTTAAATGAAACAAATTGCGATCCCATCCAATTTTCTAATAGGATAGATTTAAATCCTGTACAGTCAATCCACATATCTGCTTTAAGAGTTTCTCCGGTTTCAGTGAATATTTCTGTGATATTGCCGGATTTATCTTTTTTATAACTGTGTACATCGCCTCGTAGGTGTGTTACCCCATTTGGAATAGCTATATTATCTCGTAAGTAATTTCCAAAAAGTGCAGCATCCATGTGGTATGCAGTGTCATATTTGAAATTAAAGTTTCTTAGTGCCCCTTGCTCGTCTTTTGTCTGTTTATTATATTTGGCCAGCATGGTATTGCCTGTGCAGTAAAATTCAGCGAAAGATTCAGGCCCAAATTCTTCAGGAAATACTGCTGCTAGTTCATTCCAAGATTGAAGACCAGCTGGTTTGTCTGTTAGATCAAATCCGGGGGCAAACGGATATTCAAACGATTCGCCCTTTCCTTCTCTAAAATTAGTAAATCTAATAGAATTTTTGTAGGTAGCATTACAAGCAGCCATCCAGTCTTCATCTTTTAGATCTAGCATGTGTAAAAATTTGTTAATATGACCCAGTGTACTTTCACCTACTCCAACTGTTTTTACTTTTTGAGATTCAATAAGTGTAATTTTTAAGAATGGGCATAATTTCGATAAAGCAGCAGCGGTCATCCAACCAGAGCTTCCACCTCCGACAATTGTAACTGTTTTAACGTTCATTGTTTGTTCCTTGTGTGAGTTATTTATAAATGCAAAAATAAAGAATCTATCATTGTGGTATGTTAAATTCAGGTGTTATTGTGCGAGTAAATTAAATGCAAGACTGATTCTCGGTTCGTTGCTATTGTGAGGATAAACCTCGTGTCGTAGATTGCTACGAAAAATAACAAGTTGGCCTTCAACTGGCGCATAAACTGCCGCAGTGGAATTTAAGTTAGTTTCTTGGTTGGTTTTAATTGGCCGCATATCCAGCATTGCCGTAGTATTTTCAAAAATCAATTTCCCACTGTTAGCTGGTATTGACACAAAATATACTGCACTGAAATCAAATCCCGGGTGTATATGCGGCTCTTGGAAATCGTCTTTATGATACACATTCATCCAACACTGATTAATTTTATAAGACTCGGTGCTATTATAGTGTCTGGAAAACTGATTAACTTCGCTCTCTACCCAATTAGAAAAATCTTGCATTTCTAAAGTAGGTATAGCTAATGGATTTATAGAACCCAATTGATTATGTTTATTCCAGAATGGCCATCCGTCAACGTGCTTGCCTACTAGAGAGGCTGGTTGGCTAGGAACCAACTGCAATATGTGAGATTTTAACTTATCCTGCCTAGAATACAGAGAGTGATATATTCCAGTTGGGAACCAATAATTTATCATGCAGTATTTAAGCAGATAAAAAAACACCCTAGAAATTTTAGGGTGTCGTAGTTTGAATCTATAAATGTTATTGCGAGTTATATCCTTTCCATCCTGGATATCTTCTCCAAGCAGGATTTTCTACAGTTGAAGGTCTGCATGGTTTTTCTTCTGAAGGTTCAGAGTTAAGAGCCTGTGCCTGTAAATATTCTTCAGTGAATGTTGCTGGGTCTGGATCAGCTGGTGGTTTTGGAATAATGGTCTTAATTGTGGCAATATGATTGTACCAATCGCCGTCGGTGCTTAATACACCATGGGTTTTGATATCGTGATAGATCAAATCTAATTGTTGTTCCAGCTGTCCGTAGGCAACTTTTCTCGCTACTTTGTTGTCAGTATAAGGAGCGTCTCGCTCTACCCAGACCATTTGTTGTTGGCTAGGACTCCATTCCATAGTCCATTCTCTTTGAATGTTATCCGGAGCATCAACCCAAGCAATAGTAGCGTCGGGGCCTTCGTAGATTTCAAAATCTTCGCCGGGATCTACTATGTCCTGCACGTATCCTTGATATGTTAATATTACTTTTTTCATATGATATCCTCAACTTTTATTTATATTCTTCAACTACTATTATACCCGGGCGACCGTCCGATCCTCTGTGTCCGTGAAAGTAACCGCCGGTGCCGCCCGTTCCGGGAGCAGCATGTCCTTGATGATTGTGAGTAAAATTTCCACCCTGCGGGTGTCCTGATGGCGCTGCACCTCCGAAGTGGGTAGCACCTCCCATACCAAAACTATAGTGGTGGTCACCGCCTGACCCTTGATGCATATTTAAAGTTCCACCAGATCCGCTGCCACTAACGCCACCGCAATGCTGTGCCTGTCTATTGGCTCCATGGCCACCACCTGCGCTCATGAATCCGCCAAAGCTGGTAGTGTTGCCATTGCCACCTGCGTTGGCATAATATGTGCCACCACCACCGCCACCTACGGTGATTGACACACTGCTGGTTCCGGTAACATCAATAATTCGTTCTGAATAGCCGCCTGCGCCGCCACTTTCGCCGTGACCACCACCACCACCACCTCCAGCAACTAGTTTTACTCGGATAAATCTAACTCCACTGGGTCTATTCCATGTTGAGTTACCGGTGAATATCTGCATACCACTGAAACTCACAGCTCTGTATTCTAGAGCGTTGTTTGATGAGTTGGTCATTAACACGGTATTAGCACCGCCTACAGAAGTTAGCCCCGTGCCTCCGCTTGTAACTGGCGCTGTGCCGGTCGTGATGCCTGTGGCAAAACTCACCGAGCTGTTGGCCAACTTGCCCGATGTAACTGCAAGATTTGCGATATCAGCAGTAGGAATAGTTCTGCTGGCAATGTTGGCATTACCTAGACTGCTGGTAACAATTGCAGATCCGGTTAAGTTTTTTAATGTTTGATAATTAAATGGCATTTCTTTACCTATTAGTAATATTCATATACAACAACAATTCCTGGTCTACCGTCTGCGCCACGGTGTCCGCTGAAATATCCAGAAGTGCCGCCTGTGCCTGGAGCAGAATGTCCTTGGTGATTATGAGCAAAGTTTCCACCTTGTGGATGACCTGCAGGGCCTGCACCACCAAAATATGTTGAACCCCCCATGCCTGTGGATCGTTGCTCGTGACCACCACCACCGCCTTGATGTAGATTTATGTCACCGCCCGAGCCACCGCCACTTAATCCGCCATTATGCTGATTATGCCTGTTGGCACCGTGTCCGCCGCCTGCGCTCATAAAGGGACCAAAGCTGGTAGTGTTGCCATTGCCACCTGCGTTTGAGTAGTATGTTCCGCCACCACCGCCACCAACGGTGATTGACACACTGCTGGTTGCTGTAACATCAATAAGTCGCTCTGAATAGCCACCTGCCGCACCGCTTTCGCCGTGGCCGCTGCCACCCCCACCTGCACCCACCAATATCACGTGTATGTATCTCACGTCTGTGGGTCGAGACCATGTTCCGTTGCTTGTAAATACCTGCATGCTTCGAATTCCGGTAGGTCTAAATTGCAAAGCATTGTTGGCACTGTTTGTGCCTAACATTAAATTTGCACCAGCAAAGGCTGTAAGACCAGTACCACCACTGGCTGTGCCGATAGTTCCTGTTACTTTTGCTCCTGCCAAATTAACAGAACCTGTGCCTAACTCTTGACTGGTAATTACAGTATTTTGTAAGTTTGTACTGGTCACTGCGTCAGCTGCTAGATCTCCGCCTGTTATCGTGTTAGCAACAAACGAATTAGAGTTTAGATTTTTTAAAGTTTGATAATTAAATGGCATTGATATCTCTTAATAGAAGTTTGTAACAATAATAATTCCTGGTCTGCCATCAGTTCCCCTATAGCTGTGAAAATGTGCTCCACCGCCTCCTGCACCTAGTGCAGAGTGTCCGTTGTGATTGTGGCCAAATTGTCCGCCGTTGGGGTAATTACTGGATGTGCCGCCACCAAAGAAGCTTTCTGCCACTGATGATGAATCTCTAGCATGATGACTGTATCCGCCACCTGTGTGAATATTTAAGTTGCCACCAGAGCCATTACCACTAACACCGCCTGAGTGTTGATTTTGTCTATTAGCTCCGTGGCCGCCGCTGGCACTTACGTAAGGGCCAAAACTAGAAGTGTTGCCATTGCCAGCTGCACCAGAATAATATGTACCACCACCACCACCACCGATAGTTATGCCTACACTAGATATACCTGTGACATTTAAAAAAAGTTCTGCGTATCCACCAGCCGCTCCACCTTCGCCGTGACCACCACCACCACCACCAGCTCCATTCACTTGAATTTTTATGTATTTTACACCAGTTGGGCGATTCCAAGTTGAATTGCTTGTGTAGACATTAATACTGGCTATGCCGTGTAGTTGCTGTGACAGATTAGAACCGTCACTTTGAATGGCACGGTTAGCACCCGAAAAAGATGTAATTCCTAGTCCACCTTTAGACACTGGTAGTGTACCAGTGACTGTGGCACTACCAAGAGCCACTGCTGCCGCTGCTAATTTAGCTTCGGTAACACTTGCAAGTTCTAGTCTGTCAGCAGCAATTGTGGTTGCGCCAAATTTATCTGCAGTAACTGAACCGTCAACAACCGATTGCGTGGTATATTTTTTTAATGTTTGATAATTAAATGGCATAGTATTTTAAATAGAATCCAATAACCAGCCTCTAGTGGCATCGTAATATGTCATAGACAGTGCTGCACCCTGTGTGCTAATGGTCATTGTATCATTAGTCCTCATAATAGGGGCACCGTTGGGTACCACTGAACAATTATTGGTTTGAAATGTGCCGAAGGTATCATAAATTTTAATTACATCTCCTTGTCTTGGACTAGCAGGTAAAGTTAAATTTACTGCTGCTGATGTGGTATTGACCCAATAGGCATGATTTGACCCCATAGTCTGGCTACTAGTTACTGTCAGATTTGGTAGTGCGCCTACAACAAACCAATAACTGCCGTTCCAAATTTCTAATTGATTAACGTCAGTATTGAAATATTGAAAACCTTTTTGGTCTGTAGCCAGTGTTGGCCGATTGGCTGTGCTACCAGTACCGACTAAAGTAAATTCTTCGGTTAATGGTTGTATTCCAACTCTTGTGTGGCGTCCCATAATATTTTCCTTTTAAGCTGTAGCAGTTTCGATGCCGTAGACAACCGCAGATACGTTGGCAGTATTAGATCTTACCACCAATCTTTTATCTGCATCCATTACGATACCTGTACGCTCTAAAACACCACCCGGTCCTATCTGAACATCATATTCAATAAATTCAGCATTACCCGGACTTGGGGGTACTGCTGTTGACGTTGATATTGCTATCCTTGCAGTTATATTTGATGCATTTCTATTGCAAATACTAACCGTAACCACTGCGAATGTGTTATCCGGTACATCGTAAAGTAGTGTGTAAGCCCCTGCTCCTAGATCTGCTGTTCCTAGTCTTCCGTTCATAATTTATTCTCCATGTATATATTTATGTTAAAAAGTAATTGAATGCCAAAGGAAGGCCAATCACCCCGCCTCTGAAATCAAAGACTGCATTCATCTTGATCGCACCGCCCGTGGTAGTGGTTATGATATTTGAGCTTATGAACACTGAACCTGCTGTCACAGAGTTTACGTTCAAACTAGCGCCACCACCACCAATTTGGCTGGCAATATAGGCTTTGATAGCTCGCTGTGTAGGTACTATATTATCTGAATCTGCTGTAAAGAACGGATCTGTTGAGAATTCAGTGACAGTAGCTGAACCCCCACCCAGT